ATTGTCTGGACTTGAAGATCTTAAAGAGGGCGAATATCAAGCATCTTTACAGATATCTTTGGAGTCTGGTGAATCATGTGGTATGTTGATCAAGGCAATAAAAATTGGCGAGATCGAAACCGACGAAAATTAACGATGGAGATCCAATGGTGAAATTTTGTTCAAGATATTGGATTCAAATCATATTTGCCGGATCTGCAGTATGGTGGGCGGCAACGTCAACTCAAGGATTGGCTAATGTTCAAAAAAGCGTAGAAATTGTACAATCTAGTCAACTTGAGATTACAAAAGCATTGCAAGAATTTAGAAGTATTAATTTTTCAGATCATTATACTATACAGTCGTCTAATATACAAAGAGACGTGGAGATAAATAATTTGAAAAAAGAAATAGAGCGTTTACAAATAGAAGTGAATAAAAACAAATAATGAAGAAAGTATTTATAGAACATATAGCATTTTTAAGATCACAGGGAACGTTTGGTATATTGTCTGTTTCTGGTATAAGTGGAGAATTTACTTGTTTTACTATTGAGAGACAATGGCTAGAAAATAAAGAAAATATTTCTAGAATACCATCTGGTCTATATACTTTGAGAATTGATACATTTAAAGGGAAATATAAAAATTATAAAGTATTAAAAGTAAACAACAGAACAGCAATAGAAATGCACATAGCAAATTTTTCGAGTGAATTAAATGGATGTATAGCTCTTGGAGATTCTATATCGTGGTTTTCCAAAGAAAAGCGTTTTGGTGTTACAAATTCTGAAAAGACGTTTAAAAAGTTTATGATTGCAATGAATGGAGATCAAGAAGCGATTTTGCATATATTTGGAGCAAGCGAGGCTATGCTATGACGGTTCTTTTGAAAAACGAAATTGTAATGCAATCTGATTCTGGAAGAGTATATAAACTTGATAGAGTTGCAAAAACAATTACAGTATATGCAAACGAAGCGGCATATACGGCGAGCAATCCAATTGGATCGCTTACATCTTCTGAGTTTGTAGAAATATATGATTTTATTAAGGGTCAAACAACATAGCGGAAAACTTGCCAGATGTTATTTCTCTTTCCCCAGAAAAGGCGGTGATGACAAATGAGGAAGTAATCTTAGTGGTGTTTTGTGGATATCATAGTGATATCTCATATGAAGAATTGTTTGTCGAAGGAGGAAAGTAAGATGTCGGTTCAAGAACAAAAAGAAGTTGGGGTTGCTCTTGTAGAAATGTTCTATTCTCTTAAGGATGGAGCTACGTTTGATGATATTTTGGTGGCTCAGAAACTTGTTATGTCGATGATTGCTGCGGCCGACGATATTAAGGAAGATGCGGATAGCGCAATTTTGATGGCTGTTTCTGGCGCATCCGAATGTCTTGCCAATAAGTTTAAAGGAACGAAGCCACCGATTACTCCGTAAATAGATAGGAGGAAAAAGAAAAATGGGAAACGATGAACAGAAAGTTGTTGTTACAATAGTAAGTATTATCATGTCTTGGATTTTGGGGAAAATCCAAAAAAAGAAGGTTTCCCTTCCGAATGATTCTATTCCATTTGTAAACTCAACTTTGATGGGAATTGGTGGCGCTGCCGTTGGATTTCCGGTTGAAGCTCTTGCTGGCGCTATTATTGCAAATGGAGCGCATTTGGTTGCGAAATTGTTTGTCAAGAAGGATTCCAATCCAGCCGTTTGAAGGTAACTTATATGGCAAAAAGAAATGTTTGGGCACTTCTAAATAAGAAAGGGATTGAAAATGTTTATACCCTGCACAATCCACGGGTATTTGCAAAAGCCTTTGGATTAAAGGTTCCTATTTCTTATTGTGCTCACGAAGATTGCATCTATAAATCAAATTCAGCCTGTCCCGCTGGAGCATTAAAAAAGAAGTGCCCAAACAAATCTTTTCTTGATTATTCTGATGGATGCCATTACTGTATATCTAAACCGTATCAGTCAGAAGTTTTAAGAGAATCTCTTACTGGAAAAAAACCAATAATATTGACAATAACTGGTAGGGGGACTGGAAAATCATCTATTTTAAATACTCAAAAAGCTTTGATGGAATTAACGATAGAGCCATATATAAGAGGATTGTTGTTTGGATGTGATAGGCCGGTTCCAGCGAAAGTTATTGTTGTTGGGAATACGAAAGATACTGCTGTTCTTTTGAGAAATTCTATTCACGGAGTATTGGAGTCGAGTGAAATTTTATATTCTATGGTAGTTGACGATACAAAAACATATGTAAAATTTGATAATGGATCTGAACTATTTGTAAAAACAGCAGGAGCAGATGGTAGAACAGTAAGAGGATTTCATGCAGATATGATAAAAAATAGACACGGGAAAGATGTTCCATGTACTATTGTATATATATTTGATGAAGCTTGCTTTGCAAGAGCAAGGGCGATTGTTTCTGAGGTTATGAAACCATCTTTGCAAATAGGAAACGTATTTAGTCAGATATTTATAACATCTACTCCATATGGAAGGGCCGGAGAAATCTATGAAATGTTCCAAAATCCAGGAGATTCTGTTTCTGTAAATAATTTTGCATCATATCACAATAAATATACAAACTTGGATCTTTTACTTGATTTTAGGAATAGACTTGAAAGAGCGGGAGCATCTGCAATTTACAATAGAGAAGTTCTTGGTGTATTTGAATCAGAAGAAGGATTGTTCTTCCCGTTTATGGTTTGGGAAAAATCCATAGACGACAATCTTGATTGGATTACATTCGACGAAATAGAAAGATTCGCAAACGACGATGTTTCATATGTTGGGAGTTTTTATCTTGGATTAGATCCAAATCAGTTTAAGCAGGTTACAAATGGAGATTTTTCTGGATATACACTAATACAGGTATCTAGAAATAGAGAACAAGTAAAAGCGATATCTTATGGAAAATATCTTATGGACATTGAAGATAAATTTATAGATAGAATTAGAAAAATAAACAAAGTTTTTAGACCAAAAATAATATGTTGTGGAAACAGTGGATATTTATCCATTCTTAGAAGAGAAGGATTTGAAGTTTATCCAGGTAGTAATAATTCTTCAGATTTATTAAGATCAATGTCTTTAGCCAAGATAGATATGGTTCATGGAGTTTATAAACAACCATCGTCCCAAGAATGGGAAGATGAGAGAAGAAGTTATATTCCAAAAGATCCAGGAGAAAATTCAAATATACCAAGATTAGATCATCGTGGAGAATGGGGACAAGGATATACAAGTGATTTGATGGATACCCTTTCGTTTGTATATCAAAAAATAATCGAGGACTATGGACTTGGTTCTATTCCAACCCCAGAAGTTGCCTCTGGTTCCTTTGGAAGAATATCAATATCTACTCTTGGTGAATATGAATCACTTGTTCGTAATTCAGCACGAAGGATGGGGATGTTGACAAAATGAGCATTATCACAGAAATTATGAATCGTTTGCGTCCATCTGTTGTTTCAAAAACAATAGATTCTTCTCCTATTGCTGGATATGGATCTGCCGATGGAATGATATATGGAGAATTTGATAAGTTATCTAGAATTATAGATCAGGGTAGCAGACTGGATATAATGGAGCAAGTTAGAGAGATGGCATTAGAGGGAGCTATTGCAGATAAGGCATTAGATAAACTTTGCGAAGATGCTACTTCTTCTGAGATTAACATTGATGCTCCTCCTAGAAGAAAAAAGATTATTTCTGAATTATTAACTAGAATAGGATATCCTGATGTTAGAAAATCGTTGTTATATATTATGCTTAGAGATGGAGATCTATTTGTTCAATTAGCATATGAACCATTTGTTATTGATACTTCAAAGATTGGTAGAATTTCTAAGATAATGGTAATGCCATCTGAAACAATGATTAGAAACAGCAATGAACAAGATGAATTTGATGATATAAACAGATCTTTTGCTCAAGTAGATACAATTGTTAATGGATTATATGGAGAGCCAAAAACTTGGTTCCCGTGGGTCAAAATTATTCATGCTAGAAATGATCCACACAAAGGAAAGTTTTTTAGATATGGGTGGTCGATGTGGGCTAGTGGTATAAAAATTTACAATATGGCTATGATGTTATTGGAAGATTCTGCTATTATGAGACATCTA